CCTAGATGTTTTTTACCACCTTTTGCACCATTAGCACGTTGAATTTCTGGATCACAGAAAATACTTTTGATCCCTCTTTCTTCTTTTGTTGCTAACGCCTTTATGGCATTTAACTTTCTTTGCTCGGGTGTCGCTGTCTTAAATCCAGATTTGCCTAGTTCAGAGCATCGGCGACCGCCTGCGGATGCTACTGTAAGTAATTTTTCTTTCGGTGTATTAGCGATTCTTTCTTTTGCCCAATTTGATCTTTGTTCAAAAGAAGCGCCATGGATACCAATTTTAGTTTCAACTACACGCTTACCAAGACCACTATAACCATAACCACCTCTGGCAATATTATATGAACGTGGATCTTCGTTTACAGTTTTTACTAAAAGAGATTCGATTGAGTACGCTTCTTCTTCGTTTTCTTCGATAACTAGATTCTCTCTTTTGAAATTCTCTTTACCATATTTTGTTACTGCTTTTTGTATCAACATTCCAGTACCAAGATATCCATCAAAAACATCTGGGTCATCTGTCTTATGAACGCCTATATAGAACCTATTATTCAATAGGTTCGTTACTTTATAAACAATAAACATTAAACGCCAGCGGCGATAGCAAAATCAACAGCAGGACCAACAGCAGTGAAAGTAAGCGTGATGACATTGATCGAATAGACGGGTTTGATCAGAATCGTACCGCGGAATTCATTATTCGCCACTACTGTCGGGGTGTTGTTGGTCTCATCACAGATAACTCTGAATGCATCGATACCACGACGTCCTTGTACATCACGCAGGAATGGTTCTACAGATGAAACGAATTGTGAACGTGTGATAGCATCATTCTGTTCAAATAGTTGGAAACGAGCAGAACGAGCGATTGACTTTTCTATTACGATAAACAGACGACGTACATTGATACGATCGAATGCAGATGGTTTAGAAGTACCAGTCTTGTCACCATAAAGAACAGTACCTTGACCTTGTAGAGTTACTACTGGGTTGATAGAATTCTTGTAGAGTTCATCACGTTGTGCCTTTGTTGGATTCCAAGCTAGCTTGATAACGTTCTTGACTTGACCCTTTGTCAGACCACCTGGAGAGAACCAAGCATCTGAATTCTGATCGACGCGAGCACATAGACCTGCCATGTCTGCATTCAGAGCAACCCAACGGAATTTATCGTTATACTTGTCGTACTGGTATTTGTAACCAGAATCATAGAAAGCATATGATGAATTGCCCATTGCAGTTTTAAATGCACCGGCATCGGTTACTGCAGTTGTAGAAGTACCGAAAATGATATCGCCATTAGAATCAACGGCAGATGCAAATACTACTAGATCTTTACGAACTTCAGCAACATTATCTACTACAGATTTAGCAACGGCAGAACTAACTTTACCAGTGAACAGTAAAGAGATGTCATATGTTTCTGCATCGACAAATTTAGTGAATGCAGTTTCTAGTTCACCGGCAGTTGCGGCGTTGTCATCAGCACCACCAGTAAGTGTAGATGTACTTGCAGTAGATAATCCTGTAACAAGATGAAACACCGTAGCAGATACATCAGCACCCCAGTTGGACAAGATAAAAGTGCCAGTGTGAGCGGGATCTGGATTTGGTATACTTGGCTGGTCCATTAACCAGACATATCCAGATTTTGCTAGAACGTTACCATAGTAATTAGAAGTGCCTTGGTATGATAGAGCATTCTTTGCTTTTGAAACAAATGCGAACTTTTCTAGAATAGCACCAGCAGTACCAGTAAATTTACCCAGGCTATCAACGATAACGATGTGCAATTCATCAAGAACGTCTGCACCGCCAGAAGCAGCTTTAGCAAAATCTGAAGTTCCAGGAGCAGCAGAGAACTCAGCTTTGTATTTGGCATCCCAAGCATCAAAACTTGAAGAATCTGCGAATGATACTTTTAGACCATTACCGAGAGTGCCAGGGTACTTAGCGGCAAACATTCCAACAGCGGCAGAACCATTAGAAAAAGTTTCAGAATAATGTTCTGAATTCTTTACTAGGAGGCCTGTACCATCTGAGGTAGCATTCTTGTTACCAGTTTCTGCACGATTGACCCAAAGCGCATTTGAATAACTTAGAAAGTTAGCAGCAGCGAAGAATGAACTGAATGTAGAATCATCTGGTTTTCCAAAGATTGAAACTAATTCTTGTTCTGAAGATACTAGGATCGGTTGTGCAACAGGACCCCAGACAAATGTACCAGCGAAACCGCCGATAGATGAAGATGCACCAGGTGTAGTTGCAGAAGCATCTTTTTCTACGATTTGCACGCCTGGAGACTGTGTGTTAAAAGCCATTTATAAATTCTCCTAATATATGGAAATTTTTTAGAATTGTGTTAGATTCTTATCAAAGTACACGAAATTCTGTATTTTATTTAATCTAATCGGTTTTTGTGAATTTTTCATTGTTTTGCTGTATAATCCTATACGGCAGAAAAACACACTCAAAAATCATCATTTTTATCTGTATTTTCTATAGTTTTTACCCAAAATATACCCAAAAATGATGAAAAATTGGGTGAAAATCAAGACATTAAAAGTACTTTCAAAATTTATTTGAAGCGGACTCATCATTTTTATTTGACAAAGTTGAAGTGACCTGGTATAATTATCTAATAGAAGCCCATATTGTGATCTCCATAAATGAAGATCCATATTCTCGTCATCAGTTTTCTAGAAGAGTATAAAGAAGATAGTATAAAGAAGATATATCTTCGCTACGCTCAGATATAGCGCGAAGCGCTCTTTGCTTGCAAAGACTAACTGTAAAGAAGTAATCTAGAAAGTATAAAGAAAATTTATTGGATAAGATCTATCTGAACGTAGTGAAGATAGAAGTAAACTTACTTTGTAGATAATTTATCTAAGTATTCTTTATATGCAGCATTGTTAGATTCTAACTTTGCAGTATAAGAAGAATACTTTACAAGATCTTCTAATAACTTTAGAAAACTATTTCTATCAGTACTTATAGTATCAGTTGAAGAATTTAGATTCCATTTGATATTTTTAGAATCTTCAAATTTTGGTTTGATAGGTTCTTCAAGTTTTAGATTTTCAATTACAACTTTATTGACTTGTACTTTTGGAACTGTGGTACAACATCCAGATATAACTAGAATTGATATTAAGAGCAATGATTTGCTAAGCATTCTATCATTCCTTTATAAGATTCATTTATCTCAGACTCAGTTTTAGAATCTTGAATTTTAATAATTTTATTTTTGCTCAATTCATCAATTTTAGAATTAGCAGAAGAAAGATCCTTTTTGAGTTTATCATTTAGAATCTTTGCATCATTCAATTGTTTATCCGTTGCAGCATCTATCTCAGATTGTAATTTCAGACGTTCATCGCCTCTGATAGTAATCTCAACTTCTTTAAGATGTTCTAAGTACTTATTATATGTATAGAATCCACCAGATACAATAATAGTCAGAATAAGTGATATTCCACCAATTAGAATCTCTCTTTTGAACTGAAGGAACAGATCACTTAACATACATGAATTCTCCAGATTCATCATCGATGACAATCGCAGAATCAAGATTTAGATTTTCCTTTACCCAGACTTTTCTGCCTGCGGTATTTTTACGTTTCATATTCTTGAATTCAGAATTCTTGATGATTACTTTATTAGTCTGAATACCTGCAGTCGTTGTAACTGGCGCGGCCGCGCCATCTTCAGATAGAATTTCATCTGATAACTTTTCCATGATGGTGAACATCATCAGTAATTCATGTTCTTCGATAGAAGATTCGAATAGAGTATCAGATTTGGATAACTTTTCTTTGAATGCTTCTTCTAATGCAGTCTCGTCAAGTTCTTTGCCGGATTCATTAGATTCTCTAACCAATGCATAAGCTGCTGCCATAGATGCAATAGTAGTCTTACCAAAAGGTATCATGGCAAGAATCTTCTTTAGACGAAAGCATAATCTATGCAAAGCAGTATAGTTTGCCTGCTGTTCTTTCGTCATCTGTGCAATTGGTAATTTTGCATCACCATTTTCATCGATTACACCTAGTTTATATGCTCTTTGCTTGGTAAAAGGCAAAACTAATAGGTATAAAATGCGTAGTGCGATGGCGTTGTCGATAATCTTCATAATTTTTGTAGTCTGACCAAAAGAGCAAAGTCAATTTCAGTTTTTATACGATCAACATGATTCAGAAAGAACATGTATGTTTCGATTATCTTCAATTGGTCTAAGTCTTTAAATTTATAATAGAACATGTCTTTGGCATGATCACCGAAGACATTGAATGTGACAATAATATGATTAAGAAGGAGCCGTTCATTGGGCTCCTTCTTAGATTTATATCTATTCACCAAAGATGAAATGTAGACGAATTTCTTCAGATCATCGTTGAATTCATCCATAGACACTATACCTGGATTGTCATAGTGTCTCATGGCGAACTGAAGAAATTCACTTTCAGATTGGATCATTATCCCCAGATTACCAATTGTCCATTCCAACTAGGTCCAGTTGGAACAACAGTTCCACCACTTTGCGGGAACGGAATAATAGAAGCTGTCGTGCTCTGAATATGATAAAATTCATTACGCTTAAGTAAGGTAACAAATGTCAACATATTAGATACTTCAGACCAAGAACTAACCGGTGTACCGCAGAATTCCAATGAACTCCATGGCAATGAGAACGGTGAACCGTTCAGAAAAACTGACACTTGCGGATGTTGGATCGTCAGAGGCTTTCCGGCATGTAGACAAATAGTGACTGACTTAAGATCATCTACTACGTAATCTGACAATAGAAAATTGGTCATAATCCCATTAGCAACATTATTGATCAGATCTAATTCTGTAGTAAAATCAAAAATGATGTTATAACCGCTAATGTTCTCGCCGGGTACTAATTGTGAATGAAGTTTATATACAGGAGCT